TGGAATCTTCCCATTCAAGATTTTCTATCTTCGTCACTAGTTTCTGGAACATCATCTTATCATTGGTTTCTATTTTAAACTTAGCAGTATTCTGTCCAGATTCCATCTCAATAGGATATTTTGTTATATATCGCTCCCGCTGGTTTGTCGTGGGGAATTTGTAGTGTACTTTTATCTGTTCATCTTCAGTCAGATTCTTGTTTTCATTCCATGTGGGAATAAATACATCTTTTTCTGCAATAACTACTCTCATTTCTTTTTCCTCTTCTTTTTCTTCTTGACTATTTTGCCGCCATATTTTTTATCCCATTTCTTTGCAATTTTGGGATGATGTATATGCATGTAGGCTCTTTGCTTTGCGCTACGATATGGCATTAAGTAGTTGTCCTGCTTACGCCGCCGGTTGCCTGGATATCAGCACTAAATGAGCGTTTCGTTCCCACGCTTCCTGTGTTTGCGATAGAGTTAATAATAAAACTACCGTGATATATATCACTATCTGCGGTACTTCCAACCAGCGTAAGTGTAACCGCCGCTGGACCGGTGGAAGTTGAAGAAAACTGGTCAATCAACGCCTGCTGACTAGCGTCTGTAGAATCATATGAACCGGAAATCGTACCAGTCCAACCCACTGTAGTCTGAATGAAACTTTTTTCCCTACTTCCATAAGCAGTAGTTTCATCACTATCTGCTGAGACAGTTAGTTCCCAGCTATCAATTTCAGCAATGGTAGTACCGGATTTTTCTACCCTGCCATCTGTTCCTTTTACAGCACCCATTTATATCTCCTTATGTACTCGAATACGTTGTATGTCTTACTCCGCCATTTGACTGAATGTCGGCGGAGAAACTTCTCTTAGTTCCAACACTCCCGGTGTTGGCTATACTATTTATTTTAAAATTGCCGATAAAAACATCATCCGTTGTTTCATCTGCATAAAGCTCAAGATCTACATCTGCGGGGCCAGATGAATCGGTTGAAGAGAATTGATCGACAATTGTCTGCATCGGCCCAGTAGTTGCGTATGAACCGGACATTGAGCCGGTCCAATGAACTGTAGTTTGAATATATTTTTTTTCTCGGCCACCTATATAATCTGTAGTTTCATCGTTGTCTGCGCCTGCCGTCAATTCCCAGCTATCTATCCCCGCTATTTCTTCTTTTGCATCTCCCGTGGTATCTGTCGTTAATTTAACGTTATCTATATAAAAATATTCGCCGGTTGTCGCATTACTTGTAACCCGTACCATCACAACCGCGCCCACGGCTCCGGCAGTTAGTGCATGGGCCGTTGTACTTACCGGTCGCCAAGAATCATAGGGACTTGTCGGTGAGGCGGTAGCTTCATGCCACGCACCAGTGCTGACTGTAGTATAGGCTACAACTATTTCTACCTCCGCCGCCTGACAGCCGCCGGTAGACGGTACGTAGATGTAACCACTTAATTTGTAAGTTTTATCAGCGCTTAATCCATGCAAATCATCTTTGCTTGAACTATCACAAAATCTCGCCTCGCCCCCGGAGGTCTGCGCTAATGTTATTTTTTGCGAATATCCTTCTCTATAGGCTTGCTCAGTACTCCGCGCTACCGTTACGCCGGTAGAGCTATCGCCATCTCCCGTGATATAGGGAAACTTAGTACTATTACAGGCCGGATAACTTAACAGATTACTAGCACGGGCTGAGGCATGAAACACCGCCCCATCGGTGCCTTTAACTGTTGACATAATAACTCCTAACTAGGATCTTCATATTCTACTAAAAAATCGGTTGCAAAATGAAAGCTATCTATATCTTCTAGTATAGTCGCTCTTTCGTTTTGCACACGAATCCATTCTATGTCTATCGTGGAAGCCTCGCCGGAAAAATGCTGTAACTCTTTCCATATTGTCCGGCTTAAATTTGCACCATCGTATTTATCCCGATGATAAAGACTCACCTGGATCCGCGCCTGGCCAGCTAAAGTTTTGTCATAATACATCGGTTCATGTGGATCAGATATCAGTTTAACTACAACATAAGGTAAAGTGGTTGCCTGCGGTGCGATTAAATAATGTACTTGATTCGCGCTCCCTAAAGAGCTAGTAATATTAGTGCTTCCGCGCACCTTGTTATATATTGCTTGACTTATTGTATTAGCACCCAAATGCTTGCCCTTTCCAATATTTAGCTATTACTCGTTTGATATCACCTTTTGTTGCATCTATCGCGGGGCGCATGTATGCTTTGCCAGACATAAATCGCGTACCATATTCCTGATAAGGTGCGTATTCTACATTAGAACCAACATAAGCCTCACCGCTTGCGGCGGTTCCCTTTATCCCGTCAGTTTTATTAGATTTATTTATATGCGAAATATGAGAAATCGAGCCTTTTAATCTGCCTGTATCTACTGGTACTAATTCCGCCGCCTGCGCTTCAACAATTAACGCTGCTGCTGTAAGTGCTTTGTCTGCCCAATCGGGTTTATACGGTCGGCTCTTTCTTTTTACGTTCAATCAAATCCTCTACTTTCAAACAAGTAAATATCACCATCTCCGCATAGACATAACGCAAGATGACATCAACTATCTTTGTTAATATCTTTTCCAATCTTAAACAGCCGCGAAAACCAATAATGATAGTTGTAATACAGACACATATTAATTAAGTTCCATATTAATGAAGTACCAATAGCCCATGTCCATTTTTTCGTAAGGATATAAAAAAACAGGGTCTGTATCAAAATTACATGAACCCTGTAGATAATCCCGCTTAATCCCAAAAGGGATATTTTTATCTTCCTCAGTTTCACGTTGCCGCCTTGTTATAATCAATCTTTGCCAGTATCTTTAAATGGTGGCCCCGCTGTAGCGTGTCCTGGATATATACCGGGTTCATATAAACACCGTTCCAGAGAAGCACGTCTTTTTCGGTAATATCCTCAGTACTCGCCATATACAGTTTGTAATCTGCAAAGACAGTTTTTTTATCCGCGCTGAATCGCTCGAATCCATGTGTCTTTGTAACAGCCGCTTTTATCGTAGCGTTATCTATCCAGGTTTTCGTACCGCCCCAACCTGTAGTGCTTTCAGTAGCACGCTGTACGGTTACGTCCTGGTCGAAGAAATCAAAGATACTCATTACCAATATTCTTTTCTAAAACGCTTATCAAACATCGTATAAAAAATAATCTTTATCCAAATAATTATTGTCTCAAAATAATCTATTATTCCCTGCTTCCAAGGATATCCAGAATAAAGTATTCCATATTCAGCTTCGAGCATTGAGCGTTTCATCTCTTTATTCACGACATCCTCACCATCATCCAGGGGCGTAATCCGCCAACAATAGAGGCGGGGTATCCACTAACGATATCTTCATGTGTTACTGAGTAATCATCGATGCTTTCACTTTTCGGGCGGCCACTCTTTGCATTCTCTATGTGATACCACACCATCTTTGCCGCTGTAGGCTTAATACCCTTCGGCCACTTCACTTGTGCTATCTTGATATATTCATCCGCCGCCTCTGCAATAACCTCGCCACTCGAAGACAGGGTGAGCGTTCCGGAGCTTACACTTGCAAGCTCGTAAAACCCATCATTATGTTTGCTTCCATACACTACAACGTCCTGGGCGGCAACAAACGGGTGGTCTGCATCGAGAAACCCACTACTGGCATCGGTTATTTTATCCCCGCCGCCGGTGGAGGTGGTAAACGCTATTCCCGTTCCGCAAACATAAACATCTCGCAGGAAAAACTCGTTATTGCAAATCTCTGAGATATCATCTTGCACATACGGAATAAGTGTATCGATAAGCTCATCATAGCCCGTGGTGCCGCTGGATATTCGTAAGAGTGTTTTACATTCATCCCGCGTTATGATAGACATTAACTTTCCTCGTACCACTTCATATTGGTATAAATATCACAAGTACTATCCTCGGCGGTCACCCGTAATAGATACTGCGTACCCGTTTTAAGTACCCATTCTTCGCGTTGGTGATTCTCCCCGCCCAGATAATAAGTTTTATAGTTGTTCACGTGCCCACTGGCCAATACCGCAGCACTTGCCCCGGTTGTGCTTGCTGTGGGAGTATGTTTTACTACAAGAGCTGCGGCGTTTGTACTATTTCTATCGTGGTTATATGCCGTCACTCCAGTACCGGCACCGCCCGTGGTGGTAATTGCTTCAACAAACTTAAACAGTGCATCTTTATTACTCTGTACAATCGCCTGAAAATGTACCTTATCTGTACACCCTGTAGTAGAGATATTAAAATCCAAATCAGTATTTCCACCAGTAGTAGTACGTCCGGCGGATAGGGAGGCGGAGAAAAACTTCCCATTTTTATTTATCTTTCTATGGGCTATGTCTTGTACACCCCATATCGTTTCAGTATTTAAACTCATTCTTGTGTTCTCCTAATTGTCGCTTCACGCCGAAACCGTGGTATTCTCCCGTTTCGCATGAAATCTTTTAAATCCTGTTTTTCTACCAATCGGGATAATACGGTTTTATCATCAAACTCTGAGGTTCTATCGTAGTTATCCCGCAGGTCTTCGTATCGTATATGTTTCATTCTTTATTTTCATAGCTTTCATATTTTATAATTAACCGTAAACATTCATTATCTTCATCCCATTCAAAATGCCATCCTTTGTCTGTGTCTGGTATGATAATTTCATAATATGAATTACATAATGCTTTTTTCAAATCATCTTTTGTAAAATCCCATGAAATAATATGAATTTTTAAATGTGTATCAGTCTTATTCATTATTCCCCCTACTTTCCAAAAAAGTTTATCCAAAATTTCGTAGC